GTAGGCAATGGGTATGGGGTATTACAGATTGTTGGAGTTTAGTAAGAGATTATTATAAGCAGGAAAAAGGTATAGAGTTGAAAGACTATGAAAGAACTATTACTCCAGAAGAGTTTATGAAAGATCCCTTGTTTGAGAGCTATGCGTGGCGAACAGGATTTCGAGAACTCAGACCTGATGAAAAATTACAGGCTGGAGATGTCTTATTAATGAGTATTTTAGATTCAACTTTAAATCATGTAGCTATTTTTCTTGGAGATGAGGTATTACATCATTTAACCGATAGACTATCTTGTAGAGAACCATATTCTCCGTGGTTATTAAAATGTACAGGAAAGAGGTATCGTTATGCTTCGTAAAATAAAATTATATGGAGAACTTGCAAAGTTTGTAGGACATAAAGAATTTGAGGTAAAGGCAGATACTTTGGCTCATGCTGTTAGTTTTTTGATAAATAATTTTGAAGGTGTAGAAAAATATATGAGTCCAAAACATTATCAGGTAAAAGTTGGTAATTATGCAGTAGATGAATCAGAGTTTTCTCATCCTATTGGACAGGAAGATATACATTTTATTCCTGTTATCACTGGTGCTGGTAGAGGTGTTGGAAAAATACTATTAGGTGCTGCATTGATAGGTTTAGCATTTGCCACTGGTGCTGTTAGTTTTACATTTGCACAAGTACCTTTAGCTAATGCAGGTGCAATTACAGGAATTACTGGAACTTTTATTGGTAAAGCTGCTGTATATCTTGGTGCTTCTTTAGTTTTATCTGGTGTATCTGATTTATTATTTCCTTTACCAAAACCAAAAGAATTTGAATCCGAAGAAGATCCCAGACTGTCATTTAGTTTTGGTGGAACGCAGCAGACAGGGAGAGCAGGAACTCCTGTTCCTTTAGTTTACGGAGAGATATTTACTGGTAGTGTTGTAATAAGTGGAAGTATTGATACTGAACAGGTACAAGCATGATCGAAAAGAAACATCTTATTAGAGGTGCAAAAGGTAATGATCCACCTCCATCCCCTCCGCAACCGACTAGAGAACCTGATACTCTTCACAGTAGACAGTTTGCTACCTTTCTTGATCTTGTTTCAGAAGGAGAGATAGAAGGTTTTGCAACAGCATCAAAAGAAGGAAGAACAAAAGGTACAACTGCATATAACAATGCTGCATTAAAAGATGTTTTTCTTAATGACACTCCAGTATTAAGATCAACAGCAGATTCTACAGATCCTCAAACTACAGATTTCAACTTTCAAGATGTAAAGTTTACTCCTCGATTTGGTACTGGGGATCAAACAAAAATACCTGGAATTGAAAGTAGTGTATCAACAACAAGTGTTGGTGTAGAAGTCACTGCAAGCACTCCTGTTACTCGTCAGATAACAAATACAAATGTTGATGCTGTAAAAGTATCTATTACATTTCCACAACTACAGAAAGCTACTGATAATGGAGATTTATTAGGTTCTTCTGTTCAACTTAAAATTGCTGTTCAATATAATTCTGGTGGTTTTACTGATCTTATTACTGACACGATTAGAGGTAGAAGTGGAGATGCGTACCAAAAAGACTATCGTGTAAATATTACTGGATCGTTTCCTGTTGATATAAGAGTTAGCAGAGTTACAGCAGATAGTACAGATACCAATTTACGAGACAGTTTTCAGTGGACAAGTTTTGGAGAGATTATTGATGATGCTTCAACTTATTTAAATAGTGCATATAGTTCGATAAGACTAGATTCGATGCAGTTTAGTTCTATTCCTGCTCGTAAATTTAGAATTAGAGGAATAAAGGTAAGGATTCCAGGTGCAGGTGCATCCAGTTCTGGTACTCCTACTGTTGATAGTAATACTGGTCGTATTGTTTATCCTGATGGTTATATTTTTAATGGAGTTATGGGAGCAGCTACATGGTGTTCATGTCCTGCAATGGTGTTACTGGACCTTCTCACAACTTCAAGGTACGGATTTGGAGATCATATAACAGATAGTTCTCTTGATCTTTTTAGTTTTGTAAATGCGAGTAAATTTGCTAATACTCTTGTTGATGATGGTGCTGGAGGACAGGAAGCTAGGTTTAGCTGCAATGTAAATATTCAAAGTCCTAAAGAAGCATTTGAACTTATTAATGATTTAGCAGGTGTTATGAGGTGTATGCCGATATGGTCTGCTGGAACAATAACGATTACACAAGACAAACCAACAGATCCCAGTTATTTATTTAATCTTTCAAATGTAACTTCAGAGGGTTTTTCATATTCTGGTAGCAGTTTAAAAACACGACATAGTGTTGTATCTGTTTCATATTTCAACATGGATAGTCAGGAGGTTGATTTTGAAGTAGTAGAAGATGCAACTGCAATATCCAAAATAGGAACTGTTATCAAACAGGTAAAAGCGTTTGCTTGTACTTCGAGAGGTCAGGCTAGAAGATTAGGTAAAGCAGTATTATTTGCAGAACAAAATGAAAGTGAGATTGTTGCATTTGCTACGTCTATTGATTCTGGTATAGTAGTCAGACCAGGTGCAATCATTGAAATTCAAGACCCTGTAAGAGCAGGTGTAAGAAGAGGTGGAAGATTATCTGCCGTTACTTCTACTACTGTTGTTACTGTTGACGATACCTCTGCAACTGATTTAGCTGTAGATGCTAGTGGTAATCCTGTTGGAGATGCGACATTAGCTGTAATTTTACCCGATGGATCGTTTGAAAGTAAGGCAATCTCATCTGTATCAGGTGGGACTATCACTGTAAGTTCCGCTTTCTCTCAGACTCCTAATGTAAATGCAAACTTTCTTATATCAAATGTTACTACTCAATCTCAATTATTCAGAGTAATAACAGTAGAAGAACAGGATGGTATAAATTATGCGATTACAGCTTTGTCTTATGTTGAAGGTAAATATGCGTTTATTGAAGATGACGAAGCATTAACAGCAAGAACTGTATCAAAATTAAATTCACTTACTGAACCTCCTTCTGCGTTAAATGCTGTAGAAAGAATATTTCCTATCAATAACCAAGCTGTATCAAAGATTGTTATTAGTTGGCAACCTATTGTCGGTGTTGTGCAGTATCAAGTTAATTACAGGTTTGAAGATGAGAACTTTATAAGTGAAAAGGTATCAAGACCTGATTTTGAAATAATGAACAGTAGAAAAGGAACTTATACGATCCAAGTATTTTCATACAATGTTTTAGATCAATTATCAGCAACTTCTACTAATTTAACTTTTGAAGCTGTTGGTAAAACTGCTGTACCGCAAGATGTTACAGGATTACTTGTTGAACCAGTATCAGATCAGTTTATACGACTACGTTTTGATAAAGCTACAGATATTGATGTTACGCATGGTGGAAACGTAGTTGTTCGGCATAGTAATCTTACAGATGGAACGGGAACATTTACTAATTCTGTTGATATTATTCCTGCCCTACCAGGAAACGTATCTGAGACATTAGTACCAGCAGTTGATGGAGAGTATATTCTTAAGTTCAGAGATGATGGTGGCAGACTAAGTTCTGGAGAAACTTCTGTTGTTGTAACTACTCCTGATCCTGTACCCAAGTTACTTGTATTAGCAGATAGAGAAGATACTGATGCAACACCTTTTGCTGGAGATAAAGTTGATTGTTTCTTTTCTGATGATGTAAACGGACTTGTCCTTGGATCGCTTGATCTATTAGATGGAGTTGCTGATTTCGATGCTATCGCTGATTTTGACTTCTTAGGTGCTGTAGATATTACAGGTGGTCATTACGATTTTGCTTCCAAACTAGATTTAGGTGGCAAGCAACCACTTAGATTAAAACGTCATTTTGTTACACAAGGTTTTTATCCTAATGATCTGATTGATAAAAGAACAGCAAATATCGACACATGGACAGACTTTGATGGTGCTACTGCTTTTGATGTCAATGCAAAACTATTGGTTGCAACTACTGACAGCGATCCAGCTACATCTGATTCAGCAACTTATACACAATCTGGAACGACAATAACAGTAACAAAATCTAGTCATGGATTCAGTGCAGGAACTTTTGTCGATATTGATTTTACAAGTGGTGGTGCAACTGATGGATATTTTGAGGTTCAATCCGTGCCAAGTAGCAGTACTTTCACTGTCACTGCCTCATCCAGTGCAACAATATCAAGTAGCAACTGTAATATCGGAGCAGGATTTACTAAGTTCAACACACTTGCCAACGGAACATTTATTGGTCGAGGGTTTAGATTTAGATGTCAAATGGATTCAGATGACCCTGCACAATCTATCGAGGTAGATCAGTTAGGTTATACAGCAGAGCTTGATAGCAGAACCGAAACTGTAAATACTGTGATTGCATCTGGCACGTCAAGTAAAGCAGTTACGTTCCAGCACGCTTTCTTTACAGGTACTTCTGAACTTGGAGGATCTACTTCTGCTTATCTACCTAATATCGGAATTACAATAGAAAATGCACAATCAGGAGATTTCTTTGCTTTGTCTAACATTTCTGGAACAGGATTTACTATTGATATTAAGAATGGATCTAGTTTTGTTAATAGAAATTTCAAATATGCTGCAACGGGATTTGGACGTGGTAGTTAGAGTTGAATTAAGATATACTTAGATAAAAAATTGGATTAGGTAATGGCTACTCACGATTATGTTATAGATAACTCCACTGGAG